TTGATACCATCGATGTCCTGATCCTGGAAGCCCTTAATGGTCTTCTGAGCCTCCCCCAGCTGGTTTTTGATGGTCTCATAGTCGGCGAAGGGTTTCTTGGCGTCTTCGATATCCCGGCCGTTCTCGGCCATGATGGCGTCGATGATCTCCTTCGTCAGAGGCTGGTCGCCCATCTTGAAGTTCTGCAAGAATTCGCGTTTCATGGTTACTTCCTTTCTCCGCTACGCTTTGATGACGGAGGGCGCATCTCCTAGCGGTGCCCTGTATTTACGCCCGGGCAGAGCAAAAATGGTATGAAAAAAGCAGCCCTGCAGCTGCTTCAGTCAATGATGTGATTTTGGGCATAAGAAAACCACCAGCCGTTTCGGTTGGTGGTTTAATCTACATACTCGATTTTTTCAATCTCGCTCTGAAGCAAACTCGTTGAGCCAACTTCCAGCGTCGCTTCCGGGATGTCAAAGTCTTCCTGGTTTGTAACGGCGCTGTACGCCCAGCACAGACCGGTGAGCACCTGCCCGTCGACGCAGGTTACCCGGACAACTTTGCGGGAGTCCATGGCTTCAAACATCTCTTTTTCGGTGCAACTCATTTCGGACTTTTCATCCCCTTTCTACTCGGATAGTCAGGCACGATGTGGGTACCTTTCTTTCCGTAGTGAATTTTGAATGTGACTGTTTCGGCCTCGTCGCCGGTGATGTTGTTAACCACGAATCCGACGGTCTGCCCATGCAGGGTAATCCACTCTTGTCTCAACCAGCGGCCTTTCCTATCCCGAGGAAGAATGCCCGTGCCCCGATACTGGTAAACGAGAGCCTGCGCATCTGCCTCGCTGATCGTGAGCCGTGAAGGGCCAAACTGCCCTTTCTTGGCAAGAAGTGCTACATACTGGTTGTACTCATGACTGCCGGGGATATGCTTCCGCTGCTGGCCGCTCTCAATCGTGGCCGGATACTCGACACCGGCGCGGATCGTGGCCCGAAGAGGCTTATCCCGGAGCCACGCTTTCACGTTCTCGTGGCTGCTACCAACATCATACATGGAATTCGCAGCAGTTTCAACCCTCTTATAAGCGTCTGCAGCCCGCCCGGATTGCCGCCCGCCGAAGCCGGCGACATAGGCTCGCTCTGACTCGGTTCGGAGTCCTGCAGCATGAGAAAACCGGCGGTATTCCTGTGAGGTAAGACGGAGACGAACCTGCGCGGTCTCCAGCTTGTCGGCATCGCCGGAGGCCTCGTAGACCAAAATGCGGTTTTTCTGCTTCCGCATGGAGCGCTCCAGCTTTCGCTGCAGCTGCGTGGCCTCGTAGCCGGTGTAGTGCTTCCCGTTGTAGGTAACGCCCTTGGCATTATCATCCCGGAATTTCTGCAGCTGCTCCGGCGTGTACTGCGGTTCGTTGACGCCCAAAATAATGGGAAAGGCAACGTGGCCGCAGTTCAGAGTGCTGATCCGGCGGACCAGAGAATTATTCAGGGCCCGATACTCCGCGTCAGAGTACTGCTTTCCCTGGATCGGCTCATGGTCTGGGGCGCTGTTGGCGTGTGCGGAGATCTCCCAGCCATCACAACCCATCTCGTCGTGCGTGGCTGCGGTGATCTGCTCCTGCATCAGACCGAGGCCGCCCATGATATTACGCCGGGTAGCAGCTTCCAGCGAAGTATGCACTCCGCTTCCATAGTCGATATGCCGGACGCCTTTATCCGCGAGGTTCTTCGTGGCCCTGCGGATGGCGGTGTTCTGGTCGGCCGCACCGGTGATAACCTGCTTAAAAGCATAGTCCATACAGCTCCGATAGGCGTCCTGCAGGGGGAGCGCCTTGCCGTAAGGATCTACCATACCGATGGTCTGGGTAATGTTCTGCAGGGATTCCTCCGCCAGAGCGACCGCCGAGCGGACGATTTCCTGCAGACTCTCGTTTTGGGCGAAGGGCACCGCGCCGGCATGAGGGAGCCTCTTCAGATCGAAGTCATACCCGACCTGCGCAGACTGAGTGAGCAGCTTCTTCAGCTCCTTGTTGGATACCTTCAGCAGCTCCCTCAGCCGCTTCTTGATCTCCCTCTGGCTTAGACCGAGTTCCTGCGCTCTCCAGATTTGGTAGGATGCAGAACTTGTCAACTGACCGGCCTTGGCGATCCGGCGGGCGATGTCCTCCAGCAGGAAGTCGTTGATCGGGTCAGCAATGTGGCCGGCCCAGTCACGCAAAGCGGCGATCTGTTCCGGCGTCAGCATTACTCATCCTCCTCCGTCAGCTTCTCCATCTCGGGCATATACTTCTCGCGGATCTTCGCCAGGTCCTCCGGGGTCTCGGTGGGCATACCGAAGCGCCAGCCCAGTGCGATCTCCGGCTTCAGGAGGCCCGCGGCCACCATGGCCTTGTAATCGTCCCAAGTCTTATCTTCATCAAACAGAATACCGTTGCCCCAGTCAATGGATACGCTGTCTTCGCTGACTTCGTGGGCCTCGGAGACTTTGTACAGAGGGCCCAGAATGCCGCACAGTCTGACGGCCTCCTTCACGGCATCTTCCCACATCTTCTGGAAGTCGATGATGGTCAGGTTATAGTCGCCGGCGCTGGAGGTGATCTCCGTGGCCGTGCGCTCTGCGGCCTCTACCTCAGACAGCAGGCCGCGCTTCAGACCAATGACATTTTCCACATTCCGCAGATATTCCTGCTTGCGGGCGAGGAAAGACTGCTCTCTCAGCTCCGGAGAGAAGATGGTGACGCCAACATTGTCGATGTCATCATCCAGACCCACAAAGATATGATCGGTAAAGCGGCGCTTGCCGGTCTCTGGATCGCGGGTCATCATATCGGAGCTGGTAATGATGCGGCTCTCGCCACGGGAGAACTCCCCGTCGATCTGTGCCTCGTTCCGGTTGATGTTGTGGATCAGGCCGACCGCCGCAGCATACACGGACACGGCGTCTGCGCTGCCATCCACACAGTTGACCATGGGCGTCCGCAGCTCCACCAGGCCGACAGAGTGGAACGGCACGGCAAAGGTATAGGTCGGGGGATATTCAGCATACTGCGGCAGCTCCTGCAGACTGCAGAGCGAGCCGAGGCTGGCAGCGGAAGTGGATTTATACAGCTGATTGGTGATGGTCAGATACCCGTTAGGGTCCACGGTACGCCGCTCCAGGAAAGTGTAGTAGTTCGCACCGCGAGTAGTGACTTCGATAGTGCCGATGTCGGAATACCGGCCATCAGCATCTCGGCCGAACACGCAGAGATTTGCGCGGCTGACCACATGCCAGCGCCAGCCACGGGGCAGAGGTACCGGCTTCAGGAGGCAGCTGCCGCCAACCAGTGCCATCTGCATGGCCTCCTGTTTCTTGATGTCCAGCGCCTCCAGGATCCGCTCAGCAAAGCTGTCCGTGCTGCTGGCCTGATACTCGCCGAACACGGTTTTGGTGATTTTATTCACCACAGTATAAGGAATACGCTGGCAAGGGTCCTCATCCTTAGTGGGCTCCCGCTGAAAGTACAGCTGGAACCAGTCGTCGATGGCGAACCGCATAGGCTGCGTAGTGCAGTCCTTCGCTTTGAAGGCGTCCTCGTAGCTGTAGGCGGTTCGGTTGACGAGCGCGTTGATCAAACTCATTTTACTGCGCCTCCATTGTTGATAATAATGCGACGATGAGAACGGACTCCAGCCTCCAGCCCTTCCACATAAGCGTGGAGCCGGTCAAGCTCGTCCTGCAGCGCCTTGTTCTTTTCATGAAGCATCTGGTTTTCCTTCAGCAGGGACTCTTTCGCCCATACCGGTAGGAAGGTCGTCCAGAGCCAATTCTTAAATCTACGAATCATCTGTTGGTAGTCCTTTCATCTCCGGAATGTGCCGCAGCTCTCGGCGCAGCACCGTGCTGCAGAAGTAACGAATGTCGTCCATTGCGTGGTCGTTGATCTTCAGAGGCTTATCGACCTCGGCTTTGCCCTCCTTGGCATCCCACGCATAAAGGCTGAACTCCCGGATGCTGTCGGCGCAGCTCTCGTGGAAAAGCAGCCTGCGGGCTCTCAGAAGGACGGAGACCAGCCGGATACCGCTAAGCACGTCGTTCTTCGCTTTACGAACAGAGAAGCGGCCGTGCCGGCGGATCGTTTCAATGAAGCTGGCGGCGGACGGGTCGACGACCACATATTCCACATCCAGATCACCGGCGAGGCTCTCCAACTCCTGGTAATATTCCTCGTCAGTCTTCAGAGAAGAATTGCTGCGGCCGGAGTAGTAGTACTCTCGGATCCGAGTGGCCACGCCGTCCACCAGACACCAGAGTCCGGCGGAAAACGGGTTCAGCGTGCCGTAATCGACCGAAATATAGTAACGGCCCGCATTAGGAATTGACTCCACCACAGACGCTTTCTGGTCGAATTCATAGACCAGACCCTCCGCAAGGCACCACTCGCCAAGCACATAGCGGCGATAAAAAACACCAGAGTACAGGCGCTCATATCGAGCGCGAATCTCTGGTGCCAGTGCAAGATTATCAGCCATTGTAAAATGCAGATGCAGCGCGTTCCGTTCTTTCGCTTTCAGCACCCACTCTTTATAGAACCAATGCTCTGGGCCTCCAGGGTTGCAGTTGAACCAGATCTTGGATCCAGCCACGGAGCATCGGGCGATTGCCTGTTCCACAAAGGAACGGGGCATCAGGGCGACCTCGTCCAGCAGAACGCCGGCGAGGGTAATGCCCTGGATCAGCATGTAGGAAGACTCGTCCCGGCCGCCGAAGAGGAAATACGTATTCTCGTGCCCTTCTCCATCAGACACGATGAGCTTGTTCTCCGATCGGCGCTCCTGAATATCCAGGACACCGCCGACCCAGTCCGGCAGGTTCAGGATGACATTGCGGCGAAGGCTTTCCACAGTCTTGCCGCAGATAGCGAAGTTCTGGCCATTGAAAGTACGCATGGACCACAGCAGGAAGCCGTCCGCCATGCAGACAGTCTTGCCGGATCGGACGGAGCCATCACAGATGATAGCATCCCGGTTCTTAAACCGCGGCCGGGACCACCAGGACATGGCCAGCAGTTGGCGCTTACTGAACTTCTGGTAAATCATCAGTATCAATGTCCTCCCGCATGCTCTCCTCGATGGCCTGGAGCAGGTTGTTCTCCTTAGGAGCACCAGACCCGCCCTTGGTCTCAAACAGGCCCAGGTGCTTACCCAGAAGCTCCAGAGCCCGGATCTTGTCGTAGCTGCCTACCTCGATGCCGAACTTGCCCTCCTTGATGTGGGAGATCGCAGCCCTCTGATCGGCAGAAAGGTCGTCCGTGTTCGCCAGCTGTACCATCTGTACCAGCTTCGGCACCGGACGGTATCTGCCATCGACGGGGTCCCAGCAATCCTCGGGAACTTCCCTCACAACTACGCGGGCGAAGTCGGAGCCGTTGGAAAAGGCGATGGCAGCCAGCTCATTCAGCACCTTATCCTGCGTGATTTCCGTCCGGCGCGCCCGTTTTTCGATGGCCTTTTGAATGGCCTCCTGAATCTCAACATTCTTCAACAGCCGTTGGCCCATGCTGTAGGCCGTTCTTTCGCTATATTCAGCGCGCTTGGCAGCCGCCGTAGCATTGAGGTCGATGAGGTATTCTGCTACGAAACGCTTCTGCCTTTCATTCAGTGCCACGCGCCACCACCTCTCAGTAATTCATAGTCAGGGACAAAAGGAGGAGGGCCGTTACACGCTCGTAACGGCCCTCATATAGGAAAGAAGAGAATTGCCTGGCTGATCATTCCGAATGCCCCTGCGTGTGGATCCCGTCCCTCACAAAATCCACGATATCATGATACCACGGGTTTTCGAAAAAATGTTCCGCATTTTTTCCGCACTTTACAGCTCGGTCACCCCATACAGCGCCAGAGTGAACCGGCGCAGCGCGGCATTCCGTTTCGTATAAAGTGCAGATTTCTCAATATGAAGCTCCCCACACAGCTGCTCCACCTGACCTTTCCTCGGGTGGATGAACATTTTGTCGAGGATCCGGAACTCCTCATCATTCAGAATCGACAGTGCGGCGTCAACAGTGTCCAGCCACTGCTTTGTAGCAGTCCGGGCCTTTGCCAGCTCGGCCCGCAGGGCGATGTTATTTACCAAGGCTTCGTCCTGCGTGCTGCCGCCTCCGGAGACCGGCGTGCTGTCTGAAGATGCGCCCTGCAGACTCACCATCTCCTCCTCCAGCCGCAGGATCTCCTCAGTTGTACGCTGCAGACTTTGCTGTTTCGCATCATAGCTTTTCAGCTTATCAATGGCCTCTCGCTTAAAATCCATATTTTTACGCTGCCTCCTCTTTCTTGGCCTGAATGATTCTTGCCTTCAGGGCCTGCATCAGTGCTTCCTGACTGTCGCCCTTGCACTGCATGGAAGCGAAGACGTCGGTGTCTACGCTATCCTGCACGATCAATAAATGGGAGATTACCGGGAATTGCTGGCCTTGCCGGTGCAATCTCTTGTTGGCCTGCTGGAAGATCTCCAGCGCCCAGTTGGGAAGCGTGTACCAGATGCAGTGATGTCCGCCGGCCTGCAGGTTGAGGCCGTATCCACAGCTGACGGGATGCGCCAGCAGGATATCCACCTCACCTGCGTTCCA